TCCATGGTTTCTTGCTTGGAGGAAAGATCAATATAGACACCAGAATTGGTGATTGTGGATCTATCCTCTGCATCAATAGTCCAAGTGGCTGGACCATTAGTGGTTATCATGCTCTTGGTAAACCTGGATTTTCTTGGAGCATAGGTATTACACAAAAAGATATCATGCAATGCAAGTTTCTTGCAGATGTTTCGCAGGGTGTTGAGGCATTATCACTACATAGTGATGATGTTAACAATGAGATAATCAATCTCAACAAAAAATCAGTGTTCCGGTATATACCAGATGGTGTAGCTGAAATCTATGGATCTTTTGCAGGATTCCGAGCGAGACCACGATCTCGAGTTGGACCAACCCTTATTAGAAGTTTTTTACCTCAGGAGGAATATCCGGTGAATTACACTAGCCCAACAATGAGTGGATACACGCCTTGGAGATTGGCAGCACTGGATATGGTTTCACCAAATTCTGATGTGGATCCAGAGTACTTGTACGAGTCTGAACTATCATTACGTAAACATGTTTGTGAGCATGTAGATGATATTAAGAAAATGGTACACAAGTATCCAACGGATGTAGCTATCAATGGATCCCCTGGAATCGCATATGTTGATGCTATCAACAGAAAGAGTAGTATGGGTTTCCCTTGGAATTGTCCAAAGAAGAAATACTACAGATTGTGTCCACCTAGTGAAACGTGTCAAGATCCTATTGAATTTACAGAAGATATTATGAGGAGAGTGAAAACTATCGAGAACTCTTATCGTTCAGGTAGAAGAGTTCGACCAATTTTCAAAGCTCATCTCAAGGATGAACCTGTAACTTTCAAGAAAAAAGAATCTGGGAAAACAAGAGTATTCATGGGAGCCCCCATAGATTTTACGATAGTAGTTCGTAAGTATTTGATGGGTTTCATACGCTTTTGTCAAAACAAAAGGCATTTAATCGAATGTGGACCAGGGACGATAGCTCAATCACATGAGTGGGGTGATTTGTACAAATATCTCACTTATCATGGAAATGATCGTATCATTGCTGGAGACTTCAAAGCATTTGATCGAACTATGAACATACACTTCTTAAATTGTGCTTTTGCCATTATTAAGGAAGTGTGTGTAATTAGTGGAAATTACGATGCTACTGATCTGCGAGTTATTGACTGTATTAAGGAGGATATTATATATCCAACTGTTGATTACAATGGGGACTTAGTGTCTTTCGTTGGTATTAATCCTTCAGGTAATCCTTTAACAGTCATACTCAATGGACTGGTGAATTCTCTCTATATGAGATATGCCTACACTCATACCAATCCACGACATACTTGTGTCAACTTCAACAAACATGTGAATTTACAAACATATGGAGATGATAACATACAAGGTGTTAGTCGTGAAGCGACGTGGTACAATCACACCACAATTCAGCGTGCATTAGAGACAATTAACGTAATCTATACCATGGCTGACAAAGAAGCAGAAAGTGTCCCTTACATATCAATCGACGATGCTGATTTCTTGAAGAGATCATTTCGATTTGACGAGGATGTGGGAGACTATTTGGCAGTGATTAAACATGATACCAC